TAAAGTATCGCCCCGTGCAAGGACCCGCCGTCGAAAAATTTTTAGTTTGACCCCAAGTCGTCCGGGGCCTTCTAAGAAAGAATTGACGTATGAGGAAATTCTGAGATTATCAGGAAAGTAATATGATGATACCACTGGTGCGGAGAAATACTGTATCAGTGGTATTTTTTTGAAGGAATCATAACATGAGTAACGCTGGGTTTAATTTGCCGGTAAAGGGGTTTAGCGAAGGTATGCCTGTAGATAAATCAGACCCCCTGACAAGTGGGCATATCCGTAACGTCAGGATTAGAGGAACCCTGGGTAAGCGGATTAGAATATCACAACGTCCTGGTGTCACTCACTGGGGTGCTGGTACTCTGATAGGTGCAGCAGAGCAGCCGGTAGTTGCTATTTGTACTGTATCTACCGTAATTTAGGGGAAATGTAATGGCACTGACCGTAACCTTGACTGCTCCAGCAGATGATGCGACGGGGGTCACAAACAATACTTTTGGGTACACTGTTGCTGGTACTGGTACTTATGACGGCCACGAAATACTAATAGATGGTGCTCAAGTGTACTATCTTGTTGATCATGCAAATCTTACAACCGGGGCGAAAACATACGACGTTGATCGAAATGACTTTACTAACAATACCGCCTATACTTGGCAAGTAAAGGTTAGGGAATCTGATGGAGGTGCTTGGAAGTCTTCTGCCGTGGCTGATTTTACTATGGTGGGCGTCGATGCCGAGGAGAGTGCAATCTACCCGGCAGATGAGGCTTTGGTGGTTTTGCCAGCATACGGATTTTTTGCAAGTTGGGTAACTGGTGGCTCTATCTCAAATGCAGAATTATATTTAGGTACTGCTCCCGGTAGTCTTGCATATCATGCAGATGTGGAAGACCTCGGAGCAAGGGATGGTGCAGAGATAGACATGTCCACTTTACGGAATGACACCACTTACTATTGGGCGATATATGGAAATTATTATTGGTTTGATGGTGTAGTAATTGCGAGCAGTATTTATAGTTTCACAGCAGGCAAAAAGCCAGAGAAGCCAACTACCCCTGGTCCCGCAAATGCGGGTACAACCAAGCTCGGTCTTGAACTACTTACTTGGGAGGCAGGATAATGGCAGAGACCTACAACGTCTACGTAGATGGTGGTGACGGAATGGTCCTGGTAGCTGAGGGTATTTCTGATACATTCTGGACTGTAAATTTTGGACCCCTCTTGTACAATACCGGATATAGTTGGCGTGTTGATGCCATAAATGAGTATGGCACAACCACAGGAGATGTATGGACATTTAATTCTATAGTATTTTCTACTCCTCTCCCCACTGGGATGTCACTTTCTGATGTAGCTGGCAGTGAGGGTGTGCCTACTGGAACCCCAACAGGTGGGAACAGTATAATCTCCTTGAGAAAATTGATTGCAGCAAGTAATAACAAAATCTGGATGGAGGACTTGTAATGGCAGTATGGACCGCTATAAATCGTCCGGGTGGTGAAGATACCTATTGTTATGGTATTGATGGTGATACTATTGTAGGACGTGACTACGCCGGTGGATGGCGTTCATTTGTATACGATGGGACAACCTGGACTACTCTAAACCATCCTGACGGAGATGATACCACTACCTGCTATGGTGTTGATGGTGATAACATTGTAGGAGAATTTGATGATGGAGCAGCCTTCAGAGGTTTTGTATATGATGGGTCAACTTGGACTACTCTAAATTATTCTGAAATTGCTTCAACCTCATGCTCTGACATTAGTGGAAATATCATTGTAGGAAGTTATTACATTGCTGGGAATTGGTACGCATTTCTTTACCAGGCCGGGGTTTGGTTTACTGTGAGTTATCCTGGTGCTGTGGAAACTTCTTGTCTTGGTGTTGATGGTAGTAACATTGTAGGGTATTACGAGGACGGTTCCGGAGATATTCATGGATTTTGGTGTAACGGTACTGATTGGGTTGCTTTAGACTATCCTGGGGCTATAGCTACATATTGTTATGGAATTAGTGGTAGTAAAATTGTAGGGGATTATTACGATGGTACAAATTATCATGGATTTGTATATAATGGGGCGGATTGGGTCACTTTAGATTATCCTGGTGCTATAGATACAACGTGTTTCAACATTGATGGCGGTCATGTTGTGGGATACTACAAGGATGGTGCCGGGGATAAACATGGATTCTTATGTAACATTGGTCTTATCCCAACTCCTGAACATCAAGCAGAAGGTATTAAGTTAGGCTGGCCCACTTTAGCCTGGGAGACAAGTTAATGGCTACAACATATAGTGTGTACTTTGGAGTGGAACCAGGAGTCCTTGCTTTGGTGGAATCTGGTGTAGAGGATTTTGAAATCCCAATGCCCCAAGCATTAGAGTATAATGTCGTATACTATTGGCGTGTAGATACTGTAGTAGATGGTGAAACTGCCACAGGTAACGAATGGTATTTTACATCTATAGCGTATGACCCACCTCTTCCCACCGGTATGTCACTTACTGATGTAGAAGGCGAAGAAGGGGAACCTACTGGCACCCCCACGGGTGAGAACAATATGATAACAATACGTAAACTTGTAGCTGCGGCACATAATAAACTTTGGGTGGAGGACATATAATGGCGATTGATATTACTGATATGGTCTCCCAGAGAAAACTAATAGCCGTTGGTAATGATGAGGTATGGTGGGAAATGTCAGCAGGAACAATGATTGAATTGGATACGAGTGCTGGGGCTATTGATACCTCAGATCAACTCAGGATGTTTGAGGCATATCAAAAAGCATTCATAGTAAATGGGGCAAATCTAAAAGTATGTGATTTCATAAATATCAAACTTGTTCACACTGCATTGACTACCCCACATGCTAAGGGTGATATACTTACTCAGGCTACTTCCACTGCTACTATGTCAGTTGACTTTACAAATACTGCAAAGACAGCAACGTATGGCACTGTGTTGTCGGGTACTTTTACTCCTGGTGTAAATCAAGTAACTGGAGATGGTTCTGGCACAGCTTTCACCCCAACCAGTATCAATGGTATGTTGACACATGCTGCTCTGGCTACTGCTCACACTGCTGCTGATACTTTGACCCAGGCTACATCCACTGCTACAATGGTAGTAGAGTTTACAGATGCTACTAAGACTCACACATGGGGTCGTGTCACCTCTGGTGTATTTGACACTACCAATGCAGTAGCTACTGATGGTGCTGGTTCAGCTTTCACACCCACAGCAACGGATATAAGTCCTCCTCTATGGTATGATTGGACAGTCTATCAAGGAGATGAGACTACTTATGGTACAATGCCGGATGAAGCGTATCTTGGTTGTTTGTATCGAGGTAGGCTGGTTCTGAGTGGAAATTCTATGTATCCTCATCAATGGTATACTTCCAAGGTTGGAGACCCATGGAATTGGATTTATGATTCTACTGACCCACTCACTGCTGTTGCTGGAAGTAATACAGAGGCGGGTGAGATTGGTGACATTGTTCGAGCACTTATTCCGTACAAAGATGATTACCTAATCTTTGGTTGTGCCACAACTATATGGGTGTTGACTGGAGACCCTGCTGGTGGAGGTACTATCGATAGTGTTGACTTAACTGTTGGCATGTTTGGTGCGGATTCTTGGTGTTTTGATGGTGACGGGAACTTATACTTCTTTGGAACTGGGGGTATTTATATAGTTCCACTTGGTTTTAGGTCAGTTCAAAATTTAACCAACATTGATCTACCAAATTTGATTGGTGATGAGGATGCAGACCCCACAACCCACAGAATAATTATGTCCTATGATAGAAAAAGGGATGGACTGATTGTTTGTATCACGAAACTTTCGGACGGAACCAACTCTAACTATTGGTATGATCTGAAACTTAAAGGGTTCTTCCCTGAAGTATATCCTTCAGCTTGCGGGGCGTACTCCTTATACTACTATGCTGCTAATGACAATGATTATGCAGATATGCTGTTAGGTTGTAAGGATGGGTACATACGGAAGTTCAGTGAAGCAACTAAAGATGACAG